TATTAAGAAATCTACATTTGCTGATTACAGAAATTGGGTAATAGTTAATTTCCTACTATCAACAGGAGTTCGAAGAAACACACTTGTTAATATAATTATTAATGATCTGGATTTTGAGGATGATTTAATAAAACTAACAACTGTTAAAAATAGAAAGCAACAATTAATTCCAATGGGTAAAGCATTAAAAGACATATTGACTGAATATTTGACTTTTAGAGATGGCAATAAAGAAGATATATTATTTTGTTCTGCATCTGGAACTAAATTAACACCAGAGGGTTTGAATAAAGCAATAAGGGAATATAATAATAAACGAGGGGTAGAAGATACAGGACTTCATAAGTTTAGAAGAACTTTTGCAACAATGGCAGTAAAAAATGGTATTGATGTATTTAAACTTCAAAAGCTACTTTCTCATAAGTCAATAAAAACTACTCAAAAATATGTATCTTTAACAATAGATGATTTACAAGATGATTATGATAAATACAATCCTTTAGATAATTTTATAAAAAATAACAATAAAAATCATATAACATTAAAAAGATGAGTTAGGCAGGGATTAATTCCTTGCTTTTTTTATTGTTAATAAATAAAATAGGTATAAGAATATTTGTTAAGAGGATAAAATGAAGCCTATATATAAAAAAGTAAAAGATGATTTGAATAAGATATTAATAGATTTAAATGTTTTATTACATACTGAAGAAAGTGCTATGTTTGATGGTTATGGGGATGATTTTGTAGAAAACTTTGAAGCACATCAGGCTATTTTTGATTTTGTTTTTAAGTTGCGAGAAACAATTGATTTTCTTGGATATTTAGAATTGGATGTTAAGAAAGGTAAAATAGTAAAAAACAATTCTGGAAAATATGAAGCTATCTATGAGGGAAATTATGAAAATGAAGTTATTAAATATAATGACATAATTGAAGCGTTTGATTTTGAAGAAGGATATTGGAATATATGTAAAGTAGAGATGAATGAAAAAGGGAATTTATATCTTCGAAGGATAGAAAATGAAGATATTGTGAAATATTATTCGGAATTAATCAGAGATGATGAATGTAAAACATTATTAATAGAGGAAGGTTTGTGGGTAAGGAAAAGAGTTAAAAAGAAAAGAAAAACTTGATTAATAATAGGGCATAGAAGCCCTTTTTTTAGTATTATAATACTAAATTGTTACAGAAAAGAAAAAAATATTAAAAAATATTAAAAAATATGTTGACATGGGTTTTACCATATGTTATACTTTTGGGTGAGGGATTGTATATTTTTATAAACAACAATATCCCTACATCGTTTTGAGGAGGGAATTATTTTTTTTATACGTTTTATTCAGTTAGTTGTATTACTCTCAATTTACACCATTATACCTCTAACTAATAAAAATGTCAAGACATATTTTACGAAATTTTAATTTATTTTTAAATGACATCAATACCACCTAATAAAATTCTACTTTTATTAGATTACGGTGTTGAAATTTCAACGTTTTTTGACATCAAAATTTTATAAAAATTGGAGAAAAGGAAGAGGTAAATAAGAAATGGAGAATTTAAAAAATCAAGTCGCATTATATAGTATTGACACAAACTATTTTATGTTTGAAAAGGAAAAAGATTTATTTGAAGAAAAAATGTTTCTGCATTTAATTAAAAAAGGTAAATCAAGCAAGGAAAAAATTGAAAAGTATAAAACGGATTATTCTGAAATAACAGAAAAATATTTTCAGCTACAAATACTTAAAAAAATAAGAAAAACTTTTAAATATATTGAAGCTAATAAAAAAGAAAACCAATTACATAATGAATATTTAAAAAATGAAATTGAAATTGAAAATGTTTTAAAAGAATTAAAGGATTTGCCAAAAGATAAAATAAAAAAATTAAAAGAATTATTAGATAAAGAATTTGAAATAAATACTAATAAACAGCGTTGTTTAACACAAGAATTAAAAATAAGAGATAGAATATTAATGTTTGAAAGCAACTTGTCAAGGACATTAAACTTAAAAATTAATGATGTACCCACAGATGATATATTTATTATCAGGGTACTACATTATCCTGTGTTTGAAAGCATATGTAAAAACGGATTCACTTACAATAATAAATATGTTATGTTTACTGCATCGGCAGGCATGATAAGAAATAAAAAAGTTATATTTATTAAGGAAAATTTGATAAAAAATGATGATGAAACACTAACAGATATAGGTAATACAATATTTTGTGGCTTAGATAGAGAAAAAATTAATGAAATAAGAAAAGAATTTATAGATGGGAAAGAAGAAGATGTGCAAGGCATGGTATTAAATAAATATCTTGCTTATACCTCATTAGTTGCGACAGCAAGTCAACCATTAAAAGGATTCGACATTGACAGATCTATCGTTGTAGACGATTTTACAACGTTTGTAAATGAATTGGTTGAAAATATTACATATCCAGATAAAAATAATAATGAGTTGTGGCAAACAGAAAGAAAACCTATGTCAATAGAATTACAGACTTTTGATGGTGCTGGAATATGTACCGATTTTACAGGGCAAATAAGGTTGCCATATATCAAAGGGTTAATGATTGAATTTCCTATAAGGGAATTTATACAAATGAAACGCAAAGAAGAAAAAGAAAAGTACGGAAACTATTTTACTAATATAGGTAAGGTAAAAGATATTTATAATGAAACTTATGACGTTTTAGAAGATGATATTAAGTACATATTTACAAAATCACAATTCAAAATGTGGAAACACTACAAGGATTGGGCTGAATATAAACAAGCATTTAAAAAATTTCATTGTGAAGCTTGTATATGTTCTGAAGATGAAGAAAATACAGATGATTCACGGATATCTTATCAACCTTTACAAACATTATATGACTTGTCAGACGAAGAACTATTGGAATTATTAAAAGAAACCAACGAAACAATTAAAAATATTGCTAATGATAAAAATAAAATACTTGAAGTGATTGGTGCGACAAAAGAAAATAACAATAAAAATTATTACCAGAAAGCGTTAATGTTATATCCTCAATTATTAAATGATTCATTTACTAAACAAAATATAAAAGATATTAAAGCAAGTATTGTAAACTATGCAAGGCAAGGAAAATTTAAAATAAGTGGTTCAAAATATGCTTTTATATTGCCTGATACAGTCGCATTTGCAGAGTGGTTATTTTGTCATAATGATAATGCTGAAGGTTTATTAAAAAAGGGTGAAGTAAGTTGTAATCAATTTACAGATAAAGAAGAATTATCACTATCAAGAAGCCCACATTTAAATTTTAGCCATTGTTTAAATACTAATGTAATTAATGATGATACAAATAAATGGTTTAAAGCTAATGGAATATATGTTAGTAGATTTTCAACAGACAGTGAAATTATGAAAAATGACTATGATGGGGATGAAGCATTAATATTTAATCATCCTACAATAATAAAGGCAGTCAAAAGAATTATGGCAAAACATAATTTTGTACCTTTACATTACCAAATGGAAAAAGGAAGTATTGCTGAAGTCAATGAAGAAAATTTATATAATGCAATGATAGAAAGTTATAAGGGTGGTAAGATTGGACAGTGTTCAAACAGTATTACAAAGATTTGGAACTGTGGCAATATCGGTGAAGATGAATTAAAAGCAATTAATTTTTTAGCGGTCGATGCCAATGTAGAGGTGGACTATGCAAAGACTTTATGGAAGCCCGAAAAATCAACTAAAATGAATAAATTTTTAACACAATATACAAATCCAAAAGTACCATATTTTTTCATTTATATAAAGGATAAAAAGAAAACAAAAGATAAGGTTGAAGAAATAAATAATAGTGTTGTTAATAGATTAGTAAGATTGGTTTGTAATGATAGGATTATATATGGTGCTAAAAATTTAGGTAAATTTAGTTACAAAAATTTATTGTCTGATAAAAATAAAAAAATTGACATTACAACAGAAAAAGCACAGGAAATTATAAGTAAATTCATAGAGTTAAACCAAAACAAAAAAGCTAACTTGAAAGATGATGTTGAAGATAAATATACTTATGCAAACAAATATATCAAAGATGAAATGAAAAAGGTTTGGAAAAATGAAGTGTATATAGTCAATATTTTAGTTGAACACTTCTTTAACCAAACAGATACACCAAACAAAAAAACGTTATGGAATGTATATGGGAAAATGATGTATGAAAATATAAGTAAAAATATTAATCAAAACGTGAAAATTTGTGAAAATTGCGGTGAAGAAATTATAAAAACCAACAATAGAATTAAATATTGTACTGAATGTGCTGAAGAAATAAACAGAGAAAAAGCAAGAAAAAGAAAAGAAAAAATAGCGGTTTGATTTAGGGTTAAAACTTTGTAATTGTTGAAATAACTATTATACGTCAATCGGTTGCAAAAAAGTAACAATTCGATTTATTCGGTTTTTCCGTTACTTTACTTTTTAAAGTTACAAAGTTAATACCCCTTAGGGGGAAGGAAAACTGTTTTCCTAACTTAGTAAAAAGCAAGCACAATTATAAAGATTAATTGAATTATATTCTACAAAGAATGATTGTGCTTGTTATATGCACTTAAAATATGAAAAGGGGTATTAATTATATGGAAGATTTAATTTACATTTATGATTTAAACCAAGCAAGATATTTTATAAAGCAAGGTTTAAGAATTTGCGATACAGGAATACATACAAAAACAAGGAATCCATATTGGGTATTTGATAAAGCACAAAGTAATTTTGAACAAATATTCCAACAATGGTTAACACAAAAGCAATATGTATGGTAACTATAGTTGCCAATAGTACAGGTAACTAAAGTAGCCTATATAGGTAACTAAAGTAGCTTGTATATAGGTAACTAAAGTTGCTACTGTGAGGTAACTAAAGTAGCCACCTACTAAATTAATGGTACTAAATTAATATTACTAAATTAATATACTAATCCATTTCACATTAAAATGTTCAATGGGTAACCAATAAGGAAATAAAATATGAAAGATATGAAAGGATAATAAAATATTATGAAAAATAAACAAAAAGGAATTGTTACTACTGGTTTTACACCATCAAATAATGAATTAAGGTTAAAGATAGTTAAGGATTGTGGATTATCTACATATGGGGTATACATACAAATACTAAGTCATAGGAATACTTCTACAAATGAATGTTTTCCAAAGAATGATATAATAGCTGAAGAATGTAGTTGTAGTGTAGCAAATATTAAAAAACATATTAATAAACTTTATGATTTTGGCTATTTGGTTATTAGTAGTGGATATACAGGAAAAGCAAGTAATTATTATTTTCCGTCAGAGATCGATTTGAATACAAAAAAAAGTATTTATACTGATGCTGAATTAGATAGAATATCAAATATAATAAGACGAACAAAAGATAATACAGTTGAAGAAGTTCCGGCACAAGATATTAAAATAATAAATGATAAAACATTTACACCTACTGGAAAATATGTTGATAAAATAATTGATGATGTTGATTTATTTGAAGATGATTTACCAGCTAAAGATAATATTATTAAATTAAATAATGATTCTACTGGTTTTATAAATGAATTTTATATTAATATGCACAGTTATTTTAATGTTCAAGATGAATCATTAAAAACCAACAAAACAATAATTAAAAAAGTTAATGAATTGGTTGGTTTAATTGATGCTAAATTTAAAGAACAGGATTTTAATATTCCTGCTGGAAAAGTAATTGAAAATATACTTAATGAGAAACAAAGACAGTACAAGAAAGCATTAAGTAAAAATAGTATAGATAAGGATTTTAATATTTGTTGTTTTGTAATTGGTTGTTTGCAAAAAGCATTAGATGAAGAAATACAACAATATATTAGGAATAGTAAAGTTGATAAATTTCCACCTGCTGATGAAGGTTTGATAGATTATATGAATAAAATAGATTTATCAAATGAAAATTATAAAGGTGATGATTTATTTAATTATAAACCAAAAAATAAAATAATTTCTATTAACAAAGATAAAGAATATGTTGAAGATGGTGTTACTTATGCAGTTGATAAAAATGGATTTAGTTATGTTGTTAATTGAAATAATTTGTAAGTAGCAGAATTTTATATAAAACAAATAAAACGTTTGCAATAATATGTAAATAGTAGTAAGATAATGGTAAAATATATTTTATGGGGGTAGAAGTGAATTGATAGTATTTGTGGCAATAATTATAGGTATTTTAATTTTATTGGTATTAAAGATAAATGAAAATGATAAAGCTAATACTGACAAAACAACTGTTACTAAAACAACTTCACAGATGATGGCAAACTATGATAAGGTTATTGTACTTAATGATTCAATAGATAATGGTATTTTTCCGTATGTTGCATTTGATAATAAAAATAAAAAAGTTACTATTCAACAAAGCACTTTACCAATAAAAGAAATTAATTATGATGATATAATGGGTATTGAACTTATTGAAGATGGTTCTACAAGTTTAAGTTATGGAAATATTATAGGTGGTAGCATACTTGCAGGCGAAGCAGGTGCAATAATAGGTGGGATGAATAAAAAGGATACTGTTAACTATTTATCTTCAAAAATTAGCATAAATGATTTTCAGAATCCATCATATGAAATTATTATGATTAGAGGTGCAAAAATCAAAAAAAGTGATAAAGCATATACGGTATCAATTCAGAAACTAACTGAAGTTATGGATACAATTAAATATATTATAAACAATAAACAAACTATATAAAATGGGGGTAGTACAAATGGAAAGAAAAAAAGAAATAGAAATTGGTAATAGTCTTTATTATTTTATATCAGGTCTACTTATGCTATTAGATGAAGGTAAATTTGAGGAAATAAAAATAGTTATTGACGAATGTGAAAATGGTAATATTTATCAGTACATTAATAGTAAATATGATTTACCTTTTTGGAAGAATATAAATATTGATGGATGCACAATAAGTAAATTATTTAAAAGTTCTGGTTCTGGTGTTGGTTTATATGAAAGTAAGCGTAGTTTTGGAATAGGTAATAATGGATTAGTATATTTGATTTCCTTGGCTACTTACTGGTTAAAATATGGATTTGAATATTTAATTGAAGATTAATTAAATAATTGATAATTAAGGCACTTACACAAATGTAGGTGCTTTTTTAATGCAAAAAAATAAAAATAGAATGGAGAAAGACAATGTTGAAAAAAATAAGAATTAAATTATTCGGAAGAAGTAAAAAAGAAATAACAAAAGATATGAATTATTTATTAGCTGAAATATCAGATAGATTAGATGATATACAAGAATCATTTAATGAAATTACTGATTTAGCAAAGCAATTGCAAGAACAGAGTAATAAGTTGGTTTATACAGTTAAGGAAATGAATAATAAAGATGAAAGAACGCTTGAAGAAATTGTAGAAAATATTGAAAAAATAACAAGGGAAATGCAGGAAAAACAGAATGGACAATAGAAAGATTTACTCACTCAATAAAATCGCATGGTTAATATCTGTAGGTGCTGATGTTGAATTAGTGCTTGACAATAATAATAAGTGCTACGGAATATTAAAAAAAGATGTATCAAGTTTATTAGAAGATTATAATAATAATACTGAATTACAAAAGTTTCTGCACTCATATCAAGAAATTAGAAAGTTTATAAAAGATAATAAAAATAACAATTAGGAGATACCATTGATTTGGTATCTTCTTTTGATTGTTAATTAAAAGAAGATAAAAGAAATACAATCAACTGCAAATGCCATTTAATTGGTTTGTGGTTAAAATGAAATATGATTATAACAGAAATGTTAATTGGAAAAATGATTTAGAGATAGGAAGTAAACAAGAAAGTAAGTTTGAAATATTTATGAAATCGTTTGGCTATGTTGTAGAAGATAAAACAGGTATAAAAGAATATCAAGATAAGGATATTGATTATTTATGTAGCAGATCTAATTTAAGTAATACGTTTGAAGTTAAGCAGGATAAGACTTTGGCTAAGTTTGGTTATAATATTAGGCGGTTATGTATTGAGGATATATCAAGTATTAAAGATAGGTTTGGCAATGTTATTAATAGTGACGGGTGGTTTCGTATCTGCAAGGCGGATTATATCGTTATTGGTAATTCTGAAACTGAAATGTATATGTATAGTATGGTAGATTTAAGGGAATATATTGATTTGTTTACTGGTGATGATAGTAGAGTTCATTATTATCAGTTGGGTAATTCCATGATTCACGGGGTGTATCAGAAGAAGTTTGATGATTGGTTGATTAATAACGCTAAAGTATGTAAGGTATTTTATTTAGATAGTAATAAATGTAAGAGTAGAAAAAATATATAGTTTGATTAAGTGGGAATGTTCTTGTAATGTTCCTGCTTTTTCTTTAGAAAGGATGTGAATGTAAATGCCTAAACATTTAGAAGGTATAACTGATGATATGGCAAAAGTTATTTCTTTATTGGTATGGACAGATAAAACAAAACAAGAAATTGCTGATGAAGTCGGTGTTAATAGAGTTACAATTTATAAGTGGTACAAAAGACAAGACTTTATGGATGAACTTCAAAAGGAAAGACGTAATAAATTTATCGTTTACGGCGACGTAGCCAGCAAAGAGTTAATGAAATTGGTTAAAGATGATTCGGATAAACGTACACAGTTATCAGCTATAAAGTTGGTACTTGGAGAGAATGGGTTTGGTATGGATAAACTACAAGTTGAAAATACCACAAAACAAGAAATTCGTATAAGTTTGGTTGATGATGAGAAAGAAAGCGAAGAAAATTAGTGTACTTTTCAAGCGTACAAAACTACAAAATGTATGCAAATAGTGGATGTATAAGAAATGTATAAAATTATGGTGATTAGTATCAATATCAATAAAAAGTTTTCATAACTACTATTTATGAAACATTCTATCATATATAATAGTATATTATATTGGATTAATTGAAATATAGGAATGTAGTAATTGCAATGGATACATTGATTATAATGTTGAAATATTAATAATTGTAGGAATAACAGCCTTGAAATGTATAAGAAATGTATGCGATTTTAAGTTGTTTTCCTACATATTTATACACTAAAAAGGTGATAAATAATTGATTTTATTAGTTGACGGGTTACCCCTCTACTTTAAAAATGTGCTTTTAGTAGTTACCATAATTATCGCAGATTAAAATAATAACCTAATAGGTTCATTATGAAACTTTATAAAATATCTTGAAATTACAATGGTTGTGCGTGAATAAGCATACCTTACAAGTAGCGACAACAGAGTCGTTCCTTGTTATTGCAATACCTTACATTCCAAAACAAAGCTTTTAAGACACGTTATTATTAAGGGTACAATTACCCTACATTAATACAAACGTTTGTCTATGACAGTTTAAAGACGTCAGAATAAGTTATTTTAAGGCAAGTTATAAAATATTAGCTTGTCTTTTTTTTATGTAAAAGTAGGTGAAAGAAAATAGAAATTAAAATAGAAAAAAATGTTTTTAATGAAGTGTATCTTCCTTATATGTTTGATTATAAAACTTATAAAAAGCTTGTATTTTATGGCGGTGCTGGTAGTGGAAAATCCCATGCTTTAGCCCAACTAATAACGTTGAAAGCACTTTCCAGCAAGAGAAAAATATTAATTTTAAGAAAAATATCAGCGACATTAAAGGATTCTGTCTGGCAGTTAGTTATAGATACATTGTCATTCTTTAAAGTTTATGATGATTGCAAGATTAATAAAAGTGAAATGAAAATTGAATTATCAAACGGTTCAATACTTTTATTTAAAGGTGTTGACGATGCAGGGGAACGCTTAAAAAGTATAACTGGTTTGACGGATGTATGGATTGAAGAAGCAACAGAATTGAATTTAGATGAATTTACACAGATAAAATTAAGAATAAGGGCTAAAACACCTAACAACCAGATTTTTCTGTCATATAATCCGATAGACCGTTCTAACTGGGTTTATGATTTATTCCATAATCCAGAAACAAGAGATAATTCAGTTCATGTACTAAAAACAACTTATAAAGATAACCTTTTCTTGCCTGTTGATTATATTGCAGAACTTGAAAAGATGAAAGAAACCAATCCATATTATTATCAAGTGTATTGTTTGGGTGAATTTGGAACACTTTCCCGTACAGTTTACAATAATTGGAAAGTTGATAATTTAGATGTTCAAGAATTGTTAAAGCAGAAATTAGAATTATGTTGCGGAATAGATACAGGCTTCAATCATCCATATACTGTTTGTATTAGCTTGGTAGATAAGGAAAATAAAATTATATATGTCATAGATGAGATGAGTAAACGAGGTATTACAAATGCTGATGCCTATAATTGGATTTGTGAAAATGGTTATGGTGCTAATCAGTTTATAGCTGATAGTGCAAGCCCACGAGATATAGAAGAATTAAAAAGAATGGGTTTAAGGGTAAAAGGTTGTAAGAAAGGTCATAATTCCGTTAGAAATGGCATTATGAAAATTATGGGCTATAGTGTTGTAATATCAGAAAAATGTACTAATTTCATCAGTGAAATCATGGTTTATAGTTGGAAAAAGGATAAAAACGGAAACTATACTGAAGAGGTACAAGCCATAAATGACGATCTCATGGATGCTTGGCGATATAGCCTTGAAGGGGTATTAAGCAAGAAGAAGGTAAAATTTCTTACCGTTAAGCTTTAAAAATAAATAAAGGAAGGTGATTAAAATATTTTATATAGATAAAGATAAACAACTAACCAACGAAGAAATACAAGCCTATATAAACACATTTAGGACAAAATATTTACCTAAGTTGATAACCAATAAAAAATACTATGATGTAAAAAATCCCCCGATCTTGTCAAGGGTAATAGCTGATGAAACTAAAAGTAATGTAAAGGTCGCAACAGCATGGAGTCGGTACATTACAACATTAATTAGCGGTTACTTCATGGGTAAGCCTGTTAGTTACTCAATCCCAGATAATGATTTATCAGCAATTATAGCATTAAATAGGAATAAGGAAATAAGCCATAATCAAAGCTTAGAGAAAGATTGCAGTATTTATGGTATCGCATACGAATTACTCTATTTGGACGATAACAAGCAAATACAATCTACAAAGCTAAATCCTGAAACAATAATACCGATTTATTCCAACGAAATTGATGGTGAATTATTATATACTATTCGTTTTTGGGATGGAGTTGATATTTTAACTAACAATTACACAATGACTATTGAACTGTATTCCAATAAAGATATTAAAATATTCAAACAGCAAAATGGAAGTTTAGACTTATTGGAAATCAAGAAACATTATTTTAATATTTGTCCTATTATCCCATTTTTAAACGAAGAGAATATGACAGGGGATTCAGAATGTGTTCAAAAATTAATAGATAATTATGACTTGATGTTGTCTGACGATGCCAACAACAGGCAAGAATTAAACGATAGCTATTTGTGTGTTTATAATGCAGATTTAACCGATGAAGAACTTTTAAAAATGAAAAGTAATAGAATCTTTGCAGTTGATTCATCGTCTGAAGGTGGACAATCTAAAATTGAATGGCTTGTTAAAGATACTAAGGACATTCAGAATGAAAATTATAAAAACCGATTAGCAGATGATATTTTAACATTTAGTTTTGTTAAAGATTTACAAACTGTTTCAAAAAGTCATATATCAGCGGAATCTACAAAAATGGGACTTATGGGAGTTGAACAGATATGTGCGGAAAAGGAAACCTATTTTAGACAAGCATTATTAAAACGTTTACAATTAATTTGCAATATATATAATTTGTTTGGCAATGATTTTTCTATTGATGATGTTAAAATAACATTTGTTAGAAATATACCTCAAAATATTTCAGCAATTGCAGATACAGTTGTTAAATTGAAAGATACTGTTAGTACAAAAACACTTTTAACACAGATTCCATTCGTGCAAAATATTGACGAGGAATTAGAACAGATTGAAGAAGAAAAGAAATTAAATTATCATAATGAACAAAACAATCAAACAATAGATAATTAATCACCTTGAATGGTGTTTTTTTTATTTGTCTTTTTAGATAGCAAGACGTTAAATAAATATCTCTATCACTCACGAGGGATAGTAAATAATAAGAAAAGGATGCACAACTTACGAGGGGTGCAAGGTATAAAAATGGAAGATAATAAAAACATTAACGTTAATGAAAATAAAGATAATGATAATAAAGATAATGACACAATAACAATAAGCCCAGAGGAATTAGAAAGACGAATCCAGCAAGCAGTTTACACTAATTCACAGAATGAAAAAAAGAAATATCAAAAGGAATTAGAAAAGCAAAAGTCATTGATTGGCTTAGATGAACAGGAAAGATTAAAAGCTGAAAATGCTGATTTAGAAAACCAATTAAAAGAATTAAGACTTTCAAATATTAAGCTTGATACTGTTAAAGTTCTGGAAAAGCGTGGTTTATCTGCTGATTTAGTTGATTTTGTGGTTATGTCTGATGATGTTGACGAAGTAAAATTCAATATTGACAAATTAGACAAGCTTTTTAAAAAGGCGGTAGCCGATGAAATTGCTAAAAAAGTAAATAGTACAGCAACAAAAAACAGTAATAATTCCGCAGATGGAAGTATAACGAAAGAACAGTTTAGGAAAATGAGTATTGCAGAACAAACAAAGCTATTTAATAGCAATCCTGACTTGTTTACACAACTAACAAAATAAAATTTTACAAGGCACTTTTAATAGTGCTTTTTTTATGCCTAAAAACAAAATAAAAAATTATAAAAGGATGGTAACAAAATGGCAAACACAGTTTTTGAAAATAAAGTAATAGAAGCAAAAGCAAAGGATTTTTTAGATACACAATTAGATTTAAGCCCGTTTTATACACATGATGACAGCTTGACAGAAAATTCAGGGATGACTAAAGTTGTTAATGTATATACCGCAACAGGAAACGCCGAGGACTTGGCAATGGGTGAAGGAAATACCGAAGAAATAGCAGTTGCTTTCACACCACAGGAACACACAGTTATTACTACTCAAGCAAAATTCCCAATTTTTGACGAAGAGATAATGAAAGACCCATTTTCATTAGATGTAGGTTTAAATAAAGGTATAGCAAATATAGTAAATGTTTTAACAAGCAAATTTGTTGCTGAATTAGTAAAAGCAACTAAAACAGCTACATATTCTACAACTTTGGATTATGACACTATAGTTGACGCAACAGCCTTATTCGGTGAAAATGAAACAGGATTATATTTATTAATTAATTCTGATTTAAGGGCACAACTGAGAAAGAACTTAAAAGAATCTTTGCAATATTCTGAAGATTTTGCGAGATCGGGCTACATAGGTTCAGTTAACGGTATCCCTGTTTATGTATCTAACGCTGTTCCTACTGGTACTGCATTTATGGCAACTGCTGAAGCGGTAACAGTGTTCACAAAAAAGGATGTTGAAATAGAACTTAAAAGAGATGCAGATACAAGAAAGAACGACTTCTTTACCAGAGTTGTTAACACAGTAGCTTTAACAGATGCCGACAAGGTTGTTAAAATTACAAAGACAGTGTAATTTAATGGGTGGGGAAACTCACCCTTATTTTTTTATAATAAAAAAGGGGTGATTAAATGGCAACAATAAACGAAAATATTTCCACCTTAACAGGATTTAATGATACTGCAAAAATAGATGTACTTATAGAATTAACAAAGAAAGAAATAGAAAACTATACCAAAAGGGTTTATGACACAGTTACAACAGATTTTTTATTAACTGAAATGTGCGTTTTCAAAGTTCAAAAATTAGGAAATGAAGCCACTAAGTCATTGACTTATAACGATACCACACAATCATTTTTAACTGATTACCCTGCTTATATTTTAAGACAGCTTAATGAACTTAAAAAGAAGGTGCGGTTATTATGATTGCACAACAAATTTTAGAAACTAAACTAATTAATCAATACAATCGTTTGTATGCTGATTTTAAGCTAAACAACAGTTTAAAATTAAATTTAAGCAATGATATAGATGGCTTAATACAAGATGTTAAAGCTGATTCAGCTAATTCCACATATAAAAAGGAAATAATCACTAATTACGGAACTTTAAAAACAGGGGATTATATCACCTTTAACGATACAAACTATATAATTGAAAGTCAAATTGATACTGAAATAGCATGTGACAAAGCTTTTTTATTGGAATGTCCTTATAGTATTAAAATATTTGACTGGGATTATAACAACATTTTAGAATATCCTATTAGCCTAAAAAATAATAATGCAAGATTGGGAGTTGCTGAAAGTGCTATTACAATAACAGCTAATTCCAGCTTTGATATTATTTTAAAATATGACCTACATACAAGAAGTTTTATAAGAAATACTGTAATAAATGGAATTGAACACGCAAAAATAATGAGAGTATTAATTGATAACATGGCTTTCAGTGTTGTTGGTGTAAATCATTTAATTTCTGAAGGTTTGTTGGTAATATCCATTGAAAACACAAATATAAATCCTACCGATAACTTAGATTTAGGGGTTGCCGATTATTATACTTATTTCCGTGAAACAGATCAACAACTTGTAGATGCTGAAATGTTTAAATATGAAACTTCAGCATTAATTACAAAAGATGTTCTTGCTGGTGCTGACGTTACTTCAACAGTATTTAAACTAAAAGACGGACAAACAGCTAATCCAGATGTAACGGTAAATATTTCAGCAGTTGGTATTAATGGATTATTAACTTTAAATGCTGGTGTTGTTACACTTACTAATCAAATTCCATTTGAAACAATGTATAATACAACTACTGTAAGTATAACGTTTGTTAAAAATGCAGTTGCTAAAACATTAAATGTCAATGTAACGATTGAAAAGCAAGATGAGATTGAAGCCCCGCCAGATTTAGTAATTAGTGGTGACCCTGAAGTATGTATCGGTGAAACGAATACTTTTAGTATAAATACTTCTAACCCTGTCAATTGGAGTGTTACTAATTTGAGTGGTGGTATTACATTACATACAAGCGGTACAAGTAATACTTGTTCAGTTGAGTTAGAATATGCAACTAAACATATTGGTAAAACGGAAATATTGACAGCTACTGTAAATGGTTTTGAATATACATTAACTCTATATTTAGCATCTTTAATATAA